CGTTCCATATGCTCGGTGTTGCAGGGGTATTCGGTGGAGCTTTATTCGCTGCTATGCATGGAAGTCTTGTTACTTCCTCACTTGTTAGACAAACAACTGGACTTGTATCGCAGAACTATGGGTACAAGTTTGGACAAGAGGATGAAACCTATAACATCGTAGCCGCACATGGCTACTTCGGGAGATTAATTTTCCAATATGCTTCTTTCAATAATAGTCGTAGTCTTCATTTCTTCCTTGCTACTTGGCCAGTCGTTTGCATATGGCTTACCTCCATGGGAATTTCTACAATGGCATTTAACCTCAATGGATTCAATTTCAATCAGTCCGTAGTTGATGCTAGTGGAAAAACAATTCCTACATGGGCTGACGTTCTTAACAGGGCTGACTTAGGTATGGAAGTAATGCACGAAAGAAACGCACATAACTTTCCGCTTGATCTAGCGGCTAAAGAGATCGCACCTATAGCTTAACGATACTTCCGTTCATCCCTTTGGGACGCATGAAACCTTAGACATGGAACGGGGTCTGAGGTACTTGGAGATTTCCAATGACAATCAAAGTCACATACAAGTATCGCGGCATTTCTTACACAAAATCAAAATCAATTTAATTAAATGAAAACTATTGCACTTGCTCTCGCAGCCACCACATTAGCGTCTGCACCTGCATCCGCTGGCGTATATATAAACGCTGAATCTAACGATGGATACACAGGTTCTGACTACTCAGGAAGAACTATTGATCTACATGTTGGATACGAAGGTTCTATAAAGAAGTTTGATTACTACATTCAAGGCGGTCCAGCATTCACTGCTGTTGCTGATGTAGATGGAACTGAATCAGGAATCTCAGGTAAGCTTGGAGGTACATTTAACGTGTCTCAAAAGCTAGGTGTTTATGGTGAGTTCTCAGGCATCACAAAAGAAGATGCTGATAATTCATACGGTACAAAAATAGGAGCTAAGTTCAGTTTCTAATGTCTCACCAATCAAAAGGTAATCCAGCTAAAGTGACTTCGTTCCGTCTTCAGACAGACGCACATCACAATAAGCCAGAGGAGCATAAAGAAGAAACTAAACCTAGTGAAAAAGATTAATGAATTATGGATAGCAGTCTTTATGGCTCTATCCTTTTTTATTTTGGTAGAGACAATGCACTTGAACTACCACAGGTCAGAGACACCTCAGTGTCGGATCTCTGACTGATTTGGCTTTTAGCCCTGTACGCAGGATACCTATTAGCCGTCTAGACGGTGGGATAGACCACAAAACTTCGAATTAAAATTGTGCACGATGATGATTTATACATTCAATACATTTTAAAATATAGATAAATGGCACATCAAAATAGTAATGAGCCTTTAGCCGATCTTACCCAACTGGGTCAAGCCAACGGTGCAGGCGACAAGAGAGCACTTTACCTGAAATTATTCTCAGGAGAGATGTTCAAAGGATTCCAAAACAATACAATTGCTAGGGATCTAATTATGAAGAGAACCCTAAAGAACGGTAAGTCTCTTCAGTTTATTTATACAGGTAGAACAACAGCTGAGTATCATGTTCCTGGTCAAAGCATCCTCGGTAACTCCGATGGCGCACCACCAATAGCAGAAAAAACTATAACTGTTGATGATCTACTTATTAGTTCAGCTTTCGTTTACGAGCTGGACGAGACACTTGCTCATTATGAGCTTCGTGGAGAGATCTCTAAGAAGATTGGTTACGCACTCGCAGAGAAGTATGACCGTCTAATCTTTAGAGCTATCACACGTGGAGCTAGAGCTGCATCACCTATCACTAAGGCTAACTTTGTTGAGCCAGGTGGTACACAGATTCGTGTTGGTACTAACAACCAAGGATCTGATGCTTACGTTGCTGCTTCTCTAATCAATGCGTTTTATGACGCTGCAGCTGCACTAGACGAGAAGGGCGTTAGCTCCGATGGTCGTGTGGGTGTACTTAACCCAAGACAGTACTACGAGCTTATCCAAGCTGTAGGATCTAATGGTCTTGTGAACAGAGACGTACAAGGTACTGCTTTACAGTCTGGTAACGGCATCATTGAGATAGCTGGTATCAAGATCTACAAGTCAATGAACATTCCGTTCATGAGTAAGTATGGTACTAAGTATGGTTCTGCATCAGCTACAAACCCTGGAGTAACTTCTCCTGGTAATGTAGGTTCTTTCGTAGAAGCTGCTGTAGAAGATGCTGCTGCTGACGTAACTGGAATAAACAACGAGTACGGTGAAGAAACAGAATTCGCTAACTCTTGTGGTTTGATCTTCCAGAAAGAAGCTGCAGGTTGTGTTGAAGCAATTGGTCCTTCTGTCCAAGTAACCAGTGGTGACGTATCCGTGATTTATCAGGGTGACGTTATTCTTGGTCGTTTGGCAATGGGTGCTGACTATCTTAATCCAGCTTGTGCTGTTGAACTAGTAGCAGGTGCTGCTGCAGGTTCTTCAGGTAACGCTGCATTCTAAGTTTTATATATGGGAGGCTTCGGTCTCCCTTTTTTTTTATTCATATACACATGACTATTCCCACAACAGTTGACACCGATACAGAACTATCCGCAGTGAATTCAATACTGGGAGCTATCGGTCAGTCACCAGTAACAACGCTAAACTATGAGAATCCAGAAATAGGATTTATCTATAACATACTGACCGAAGTCAATAAGGATGTACAGAACGAGGGTTGGGTATTTAATACAGAATATAATGTAGAGAAACAACCAGAGGCTACAACTAAACATATAACTATCCCATCTAACGTTTTAAGATATGACATCCATAGTGATTTTAATGATAGATCTAAAAACATTGTAAGAAGGAACGGTAGGCTATATGACACACTTGCTAAAGAACCAAAGGATGAATTTGATTCAAGTCTACATTTAGATATAACTTGGCTTTGGCCATTCACAGATCTACCTAGTGCATTTAAAAGATACATAATATCTAGAGCTTCAGTTAGAGCTGCTACTCAGCTAGTAAGTAATTCAGAATTATTTAAACTACTACAAGTACAAGAAGCAACAACAAGAGCTACTTGTATTGAGTACGAATGTAATCAGGGTGATCATTCTTATATGGGTATTCCACTTGGATCATCATATAAAGCCTTTCAACCTTATCAAGTTTTATTTAGATGACGAGTATTACACAACAGATACCTAATTATGTAGGAGGTATATCACAACAGCCTGACGAATTAAAAGTACCTGGACAAGTTAGATCAGCTAAGAACGTAGTACCTGATGTCACCCATGGTCTATTAAAGAGACCTGGAGGTAGGTTGATTGGTAATGCTTTAGCTGCTTATACAACAACAAGTAAGTGGTTCCACTACTACAGAGATGAGAACGAACAGTACATAGGTCAGATCCAGTTAAGCTCTGGTGAGATTAAGATGTGGAAGTGTGATACAGGAGCTGCTTGTACGGTTAACTATGAGTCAGGTCAAGCAACAGCATTAAAGAACTACCTTAAGCAAACTAATAGTGGTGGTACTATTACCGATGCAGATATACAAACACTTACTCTTAACGACTACACCTACCTAACCAACAGAAATAAGACTGCTGCTATGGCTGCGACAGTTGAGACTGTCAGACCGCCAGAGGCATACATAGAGTTAAAGAAGGTTGCTTATGCTAGTCAGTATTCAGTTAACTTATTTGATAATACAAATTTAAGTACAGTAACTACAGCTACACGAATAAAGGTAGAAAGAATTATTGGTACACATAATGGTTGTCAAAGTAATGGTTTTAATAAAGCTACTGCGATTACTAACCACAATAGCGGCTCTGGAAATAACAGATGTAATGATGACTCAGCTGTAGTTAACACTATTGATATGGCTGATAGTTTAGCTGGTAATACAGGAACAGAAATATTATCAGGAATTGGATCAGGTGCAAGTTACACAGATATTACTGACACGCATACAGTTACAGTTAAAGATGCAAGTAATAACACAGCATCAGGTAGAAAAGATCTTTACTTTAGAATAACAACAACAGGACAAGCTGTACCAAATAATGCAAATAATATTACTTACGCATCTCGCTACACAACAACTCACGATTTATTATATGGAGGAGAGGGTTGGTTAGATGGTGATTACTTTTATGTTTGGATGAAGAATGGATATTATAAAATTACTATTGATGAAATAAGTACATCTAAAGTACAAGCAAACTTAGGTTTAATTCGACCTACACCTACATCCTTTGATACTAAAACTGTAGTAACTGCTGAAAGTATTATTGGTGATATTAGAGGAGGTATAGTAGCGGCTGGTAATTTTACAGATGCTAATGTTCAACAAATAGGTAATGGTCTTTATATTACCAGAGCTTCAGGTACATTTAACATTACCTCTCCAGTAGGAGAATTACTTAATGTATTAGCTGGTTCAGTAGAAGATGTAGCTGATCTACCTAACCAATGCAAACATGGTTATGTAGTTAAGGTAGCCAATAGTGAAGCTGATGAAGATGATTACTATGTAAAGTTTATTGGAGAGAATGATAGAGACGGTGATGGTGTCTGGGAAGAATGTGCTAAGCCTGGAGTTAAAACAACTTTAGATGCAGCTACTTTACCTGTTCAATTAGTACGTCAAGCTGATGGAACATTTAAAGTTTCTCAAGTAGCTTGGGATAATCGTTTAGTAGGTGATACCGTAACAGTTCCTGAACCTTCATTTATAGGTAAGACAGTTAATAAGATGCTGTTCTTTCGGAACAGGCTTGTCATACTCAGCGATGAGAATGTCATTATGTCTAGACCTGGAGACTTTTATAACTTCTGGTCGAAGTCAGCTATCACATATACAGCTACAGATAACATAGATATATCATGTAGTTCTGAGTATCCAGCTATTGTTTATGATGGGTTACAGGTTAACTCTGGTTTAGTATTATTTACTAAGAATCAACAGTTTATGTTGACTACAGATAGTGATGTCTTAAGCCCTTTAACTGCAAAGATAAATTCATTATCTTCTTATAACTTTAACTTTAATACTAATCCTATATCACTTGGTACAACTATAGCTTTCTTAGATAACGCAGGTAAGTACACACGTTTCTTTGAGATGCAAGCTGTACTACGTGAAGGTGAGCCAAACGTATTAGAACAAAGTAAAAATATATCTAAGTTATTCCCTAATGATATAGATCTAATAGCTAACTCAAGAGAGAACGCCACTATATTCTTTGCTACTAAAGGTACTAATAAGTTATATGGTTTTAGGTATTACCAAACAGGAGAACGAAGAGTACAACAGGCTTGGTTTGAATGGGAGTTAAGTGGAACTATAGAGCACATAGCTATGCTTGATGATGCGTTGTATGCAGTAGTAAAGAACACTGGATATACCATGCAGAAGTTCAGCCTTAAATTAGATGATAACTCTCATACTATTGTTGAAGATGAGACTTATAGAGTTCACTTAGATAATTCTAAAAGCTTTACTTATACCAACCTAACGTATGTAGCTGATGGAGACTATACAAAGTTCGATCATACTGCTGCTGACTTTAGTGGTTCAGGACAGCTATATGCTGTTGCTGTATCTACAAGTACAGATAAGGAGTTTAATGGTCTTGTCTCTAAGGTCACTACATTTGATGATAACGGTACAACTAAGGTAAAGATCCCTAGTAACTGGACTACAAGCACTGCAAGCCAAGCATTTAATGTTGTCCTTGGTTATGCCTTTGATATGGAGATTGAGTTTCCAACATTATATGTAACTCAACAAGAAGGTGAACGTTTTAAATCTGATATACAAAGCTCACTTGTTCTACACCGTATCAAGATGAGTCTTGGTCCTACAGGTGTATATGACACAACCTTAAAACGAATTGGTAAGCCAGATTATACTGAAACATTTGAATCAATTCTAGCTGATGTCTACACTGCTAACACAGTAGGTATAGATAAAGAGCAAGTAGTTACATTACCAGTATATGAAAAGAATACAAATCTAACCTTTACCCTTAAATCTACTCACCCAACACCTTCCACATTGTATTCAATTAACTGGGAAGGAGACTACTCCAAAAGATATTATAAACGTGTCTAAATTTATTCACCCAATAACGTTAGAGGCTGCCAAAGAGGTGGCTTCTAACCTACGTCCAGAAGACCGTAGAGAGGTCGAAGAGGGTCATGGTATAGATGCAACAGAAGCACTGCTAGATGCAGTTCAGAAGCCCTCCTGCGTGTACTTCACGGTGCCTAACGGCAAGACTGCCGGTATGGCTGGAGTAGACCATGGAGGTCAGGTCTGGATGCTATGTACACATGCTATTCATGACTACCCAATAACGTTTGCTAGGGAAGCTAGACGTTATGTAGAAAGACAACCCGATAAGTTGCTGTGGAATGTCGTTGACAAACGAAATACAGTCCATCTAAAGCTACTTAAATTCCTTGGATTCAAGTTCTTACGTGAAGTTGAGTTTGGTCCAAACAAATTATCCTTTATAGAGTTTTGCCGTGTGTTTAGGAGCGCAAGCTAAGGCAGCGAATGCAGCTGCCAGAAGACAATACGCATATCAAAATGAACAACGTGAAAGACAATGGATACAAGATCTAAGTGTCTATTCAGCTAAGAATGTTCAATATGATATCAATACAAATAATGCAGAGATGGCAGCTCAGGCAGCTTACGGTGAAAACGAACGTAAGAGGCAAGAGAAGAGAGCAGAAGCTGAGCTTAAGTACCAAGATATGTACGCCAAACTGCTAAATGAAAGTGAATCTGCCAAGCTAATGGCTAGTGGTAGAACAGGTAGATCAATAAATAGACTACGTGTAGCAGAGGAAGCTGATTATGGAAGAGAACTGGCTAAGATTAGTCGTGCTATTAGACAAAATGATTACAAGTTAAGAAGAGAAGATGCTAAAGCAGGAGCACAAGCGAAGGGTTATATAGATCAACAGTTTGCTCAGGTAGCATTCCAACCTGTAGCTGATGTTGCACCACCTGCACCTGTTATGCAGAGTGTTGGAGCTGCAGCGTTAATGGATGGTTTAAAGATAGCTAGTTCTGTTGCAAGTATTTATACAGGCGGTGTGAACGCCGATATCTGGTAAAACTAATAAAATAACTATGGCATTAGAATTCGAAGAAGCACCAGATTATGCTTCGATACTTGAAAAAGAGTATCAAAAAATCAACAAAGGTTTTGAGAGACGTGAATCAGCTGAACAAGCTAATGATAAAAGACGTATTCAAAATGCTGGAGTACCTTTACAGTTAGTTGAACAGTTAGGAGCTTTCTCTCAAACAGCCTTTCAAGCGGCTCAAGTCGCTAAACAGCAAAGCCAAAAAAGGCAAATTAATTTCTCTGATGAATCTGGTTTTAGTCAAGAAGAAATTGACTTAGGTATAAAGGTTTATAACAACGGAGAAAAAATACTCTTAGAAGATTACAAGGAAAAACTAAAGCTTGCTGCAAAATCTGAGGCTGAAGGAGAGAAGTATGAAGCTCTCCGTTTGATGACTCAATCTGAATGGAGAAAAGGCAGGTTTGGTTTTCTAAGACAAGCGGTTCTATACAATGATCTTGCAAAGAAAGAAGTCAAGTTTGAAAACTTACATCCGAATTTTTCTTCATATAGTATTGATGATGCAAACAACGCAGTTAAAAGTTTTGGACAAGATCTATTAAATAGATATACTGATCAAAAATACCCACAAGCTTTAGTTGATCAGGCACGTCAAAACTTAGAGGAATTTAGAGCAACAAAATATCAAGAGTCAATTAATAGTAATTTAACTAGAGCCAAAACAAACCTAGAAAAAGAGAACTACTTAAGAGTTACAGGTGTCTTCCAAGCTGTAGATGGTCCTGACTTTGAAAAACAAGTAATTAGCCTTATTGAAGAATTTAAAACAGATGAAAAGTTCTCTGGTGGTTTAACAAGAGTATTAGGTTATCTAACTCAAGGTGTAAAAACAGGTGCGTTAACAACAACTCAAGCTCGTAAGATTGATGATATATTTTTAAAGCATTATGGGAAGCAAGGTAAACTAGAAAACATTAAAGATATACATGCAAAGATTTTTGAAGCTTCTGGATGGGAAGATGCTTTACACAAAGCAGATACTGAATATATAAATAAAGAAGTTCAGAAAATTGAAAACCAGTCTAAAAAGGCTGCAGTTGAATGGAAAACTTGGAGTTTAGATATTATTAAAACAAAGAATAGATTTCCAAATAACGACGAAAAAAGAGAGTTTATTGAAGGTTTTCAAAAACAAGGTATTGACTTACCATCAACAGTACTAAATGGTATAACTGAAGAATCTAAGGTACAAGACAAGGTTGTTGAAGAATTAACTGATAAGTATATAAACTCTGAATCTATTTCTCTTAATGATTTAAAAGGGATAGAAGATCCTAATGTATTTGCACAATGGAAAAACAGAGTTGATACATCAGACGAATGGAGTTTAAGCTCGACTGATTCAAATCGTATAAAAACTGATTTCTTTAAAACAAGATTAGAAGGTCATCCAGAAATAGCTACTTATACAGCTAATGATCAAGCTGAAGTTTTAAACCTAGCGGAAGGAGATTTAAGAATCTATTTTGCTGAAGAGTATGGAAACGAACCAAATAGAAGTGAAGCTTTAAGAAAAGCTAAGGAAAGAGTTTATGCAAAAATTGATAATGGTCACTATCAAAAACTGTTAAATGAAGGCATCCCATTTGATAATACCTACTCTAAGAAATTACAAGTAGCAAAAGAATATGTTGGTACTTATCCAAACAAGATTTTAACTGAAGTTATACCAGGATCAGAAAAAGCTTTAGAGGCTGCTAAAAAGAATCCAGGTGAAACTCAGTTGTTCTATAAGCAGTTGATGAAGAATCAGAAGAAAGTTAATGGTAAATATGTAAGTGCTAGAGATTTACAAAATGCACAACTTGCCTTAGTAGAAGGTGAGAAACTTATCATGTCTGAATTTGATAAACAAATCTATGAATTAGATAATGGTAAGAGTCTTAGGTTATTAAAATTTCATCCAGATCCAGCTAGAGTACTCAGAGCTAAAATAAGTGCATTCAGTGATGATGAAGTTATTGCATATGATGAAATAGATCATCTACTTCCAGAAGCTATAAATGTACCTATGGCTCAATCAGGACAAGAGGTAATCGAGGAAGGTGTAGAAGCTGGATATACCCATACATTAGGTGCATTCGAACCAAGAGTAGGTGATTGGAAAGAGTTACCTGGAGCCTTTAGGATTGGATATGCTGTTTATGATGGTGAGAACTGGGTATATAGCACAACACGGAATACAGAAGGTCAGAAATACTCTGGACCAATTAACGACTTCATGGATCAAGATGGTTATTACAAACCATTTGACGGTACGAGTGCTGATCTAAGAACTACATTCTTTGGTGGTGATGATCCAATTAATAAAGAAGGCGCACCAAGACCAGGAGAATGGTATAAGACAACAGCTAAGGGTACTGAGACACCTTATGTTATTTGGAATGGTAGAGATTGGGTACCAAGTCCAGTGAAAGGTAAATTCCGTAAAGAGTTCGAGGGTGCTAGAGAATTTGATCTACGTCCAGAAGAAGAAGCTTTGATTAAACAACAAGCAGGAATGTAAACATTACTAAGGTAATAAAATGAATTCAGGATTCGATCCGAATCTGATTGACACTGACGCTATGTTGTCATCAGCTGAAGGTCTAGGTGAACATATTAATGAGGAAGAGCAACGTAACCTTCTAAGGGAGGAACAAGCACTTCAACAACAACAAAATTTAGAACAAGCCCAACTAGAAGCTAACGATCCTCGTAAACAAGAGGGTGGTGGGGGCTTCAAAGGTGCTGTTAAAGAACTTCAATCTGCTTTTGGAGGTGGTATTCAAGATACTGCATCCTCAGTTGTCACTCTCCCTGAACGTGCATTTGACATGTTTAGTGGAGAGATGGTTGAAGAGAGTAAAACAGATGATGGTTATGGAGCTGAGTGGGATGACTGGTTTGTAAATGATGAAAATCCAATAGAGACGACTACATGGTGGGGAGGTGCTTTAAGAAGCCTTGTTCATTTTGGTACTCTTGCTGCTGCAATTATTCCAGCTGCTAAGGCAGCAGGTGCAGGTGCGTTATTTGGAGGTTTATCTGGAGCTAGTGCAACGCTTGCTAAAGGTGCAGCTATTGGTGCTGCGTCAGATACTATTTCTAAATATTCTCAAGAAGATAATGGTCTACAGATACTTAGAGATAGATATGGATTTATAGATACGCCTATAACTACCAACGATGAAGATCACCCTGCTATGAAGACATTGAAAAATGTCGTAGAAGGTATGGGTATTGGTGCTTTATTTGATGGAGCTACAATTTTAATTGGTAAAGGTAGGAGAGTTGTAAAGGGTAAAGGTAACAAGCAAACAGTTACTGATGGTGGAAGCGAGGCTTTTGATAAAGCTATAGCTAGAGAAGCTAGTGTAAAAGAACAAGTAGTAGAAAAAGCTCAGTTAGAAGCTCAGACTTTAAGAGGTTATGGAGCATATAAAAACAAACCTTTATCTAGTCAATGGCAAGCTGCACCTACATCAAATGGAAAACCATATGATATAAGACGGCAATTAAATCGTATAGATAATGAATGGGGTGCTGAAATGGGTTCAGCTGATTCTAGCTATACACCTGTTCAACTTGATCGAACAAGTATGTCATCAGGTATGGCAACGGAACACGTAAAAAGAGTCCTAAAAGACTTTATGAGTGATTCTCGCATACAAGATGAGATAGCTAAGGCTAAGGCTGCTGGTAAAACTATTGGTGAAGTCTGGGGTGATTCTCTTGAAAGAGCTAGAAAAGTAATTGAAGGTAGAAATACTTCTGATTTAAGTGCTGAAGAGTTTTGGTCTGAATTTAATTTAGGTAAAGACACGATTCAAGGTATTGATGTTTGGCAGACTGGAGACGTTGTAGCAGGTGATTTAATCATTGGTTCTCTTATAAGAGAAATTAGAGATCTTGGTATAGCTGGTAGAGAATTAATTGATATAGCTGACCTTGCTGATGTAGATGGTCCTGCTAAAGCTCTATACGACAAAGTAATTGTTGGCTTAACTCATATAAAACGTGCTAAAGCTGTCAGATCACAAGACTTTAGAAACCTTGGTGCTGGTAAACAACGAGCTATTAATCAAGTAGTTGATAGCCAAATACAAGACTCTATAGATTCCTTTAGATTAGCTTTTAAAATTGCTGGAGAAAGTGATAATGATGATCTATTCAAAGCAATATTTGAAACAGTATCTATGTCTAATAACATCAGAAATCTAGAGGATTTCGATGCTTATATGAAAGCAAAGATCAGAGGTGGGGATTTTAAAGGTCAGATACAACGAGGCGTGTTTGCAAAAGAGATGCAAGGTGTGATGATTAATAGCGTACTAAGTGGTCCTAAGACTTCAGTTAGAGCAATTCTAGGTACAGGTACAGCTACTTTCTTACGTCCATTATCCACAGCTTTAGGTGCAACTTTATCTGGTGATAGAGCCACACAAAGAGCTGCAATGGCATCTATGAATGCAATGCTTCAAACCTTACCAGAAGCGTTTACTTTATTTAAAACTAAACTTAATTCCTATTGGGCTGGAGATATAGCAACTATTAAATCACGTTTCTCTGATTATACAAAAGGAGATCAGCAATGGGATATGCTCCGGAATTGGACAGAGAATAGTGGCAAGGCAACAGCTGGAGATAAAGCAGCATTCAATATAGCTAACATGGCTAGATCTGCGAATGATAATAAGTTCTTAACTTATTCAACTAAGATCATGGCTGCTACTGATGATGCTTTTGGTCATCTTTTAGTCAGAGCTAAAGCTAGGGAAAAGGCAATGCGTCTAGCTATGGATGAGTTTACTGAAGGTACTATTACAGAGATAACCCCAGGATTATTAAAAGATGCAGAAAATAGATTCCTTGGCACTATTTTAGATGCTGATGGAAATATCGCTGATGCTGCAACTTTACATGCAAAGAAAGAGGCAACTTTAACCACTGATATGAGTGGCTTTGCTAAAGGTTTAAATAAAGTATTTGAAGAAACACCATGGGCTAAACCTTTCTTTTTATTCGCAAGAACAGGTGTTAACGGTCTAGAACTAACAGCAAAGCATACACCATTACTAAATCTTGTAGTCGATGAATTTAACCAAATAGCACGTGCTACACCTGATAACTTAGAGTCTGTAGCTAAGTACGGAATTACAAATGCTACTGAGTTAGCTAATGCTAAGGCATTACAAAACGGAAGATTAGCAATAGGTGGTGGGGTAATTACTATGGCTAACATTCACTTTATGAATGGTGGTCTTACTGGTAATGGTCCTCCAAATCGTAAACAACGACAAGCTTGGATAGATTCAGGTTGGAGACCTAGAAGTATAAAAATAGGAGATGTATGGGTTGGTTATGAATCATTAGAACCATTTAACCTAATACTTTCAAGTGTTGCTGATGTAGGTGATGCAAACAAACTAATGGGTGAAGATTGGACTGAGAATCAGTTTCAAAGAATGGCTATGATAGTTGCTCAAGGACTAACATCAAAGTCTTACCTAACTGGTCTACAGCAATTTACTGAAGTTTTAACATTCCAAGAGGGTTCTCAAAATAGAGTTATTTCAGGTCTATTAAATAACTCAGTACCATTGTCTTCATTAAGAAATGAGTTAGGTAAATTATTCAATCCTTATATGAAAGAATTGAATTCAGGAGTCTTTGATTCGATTAGGAATAGAAACTTATTTATGGAGGTATTAGCTCCACAGGAACTACCAACTAAATACGACTTACTTAATGGTCAACCAATAAGAGACTGGGACTTTCCAACTCGTATGTTCAATGCCATAAGTCCTGTTCAATTTAACTTGGACCAAAGCCCTGGTAGAAAACTATTCTTTGAAAGTAATTACGATAGAAGAACATCTACTTATTCTTCACCAACTGGTATTAACTTATCTAATTCTCCAAGAGTTAGATCACTATATCAAAAAGCTATTGGTGATCAGAATATAGAAGCTCAGTTGAATGCTTTAGCAAAAGATCCAAGGATTATTGCGTCTATACAGCAAATGAAAAGGGATAACAAAGGTATTAATAAAGAGTTAGACCCTATGAAAGCTTATTACCACAACGACCGTATAAAGCAAATCATGGAAAACGCTAGAAAAGTAGCTTGGTCTAAAATTCAAAATGATGGTGAAGTACAGAAATTAATGAGTGATCAACGATCATTAGATATGAGGACAACTCAATCTCGTAGTCAAACAAGCACCAACAATATACTCTCTATTTATAAATAACCATGGCAACAGAAAAGACGTATAACGGGGATGGATCAGATACTACATTTGATATAACATTCCCATACTTAACACATGCAGATATAGCTGTATCAGTAGGTGGAGTAACTAAAACTGTTGGCTCTGATTATTCAATTACTGGAAATACAGTTACCTTTACAACAGCTCCAGTATCCGGTACAGCAAACGTTAAACTATACCGCAATACAAACATAGATACACCTGAACATGAATACAGTGCAGGTTCATCTATCACTGCTGCAAGGTTAAATGAAAACCAAAAGCAAGCACTCTACGCAATAGAAGAAGCTAAGTTAGTAACGACTACATCAGGAGGTATCACTACAGGTAATAAGAATGACATTACTGTTAATAGTGATACTGACTGGGTTATAAGAGCTAATGCTGTTGAGAAGTCAATGATGGCTGACAACAGTGTTGGTACTGATGAGATCGAAACTAATGCTGTTACGGCTGCTGAGTTAGCTGACAACGCTGTTGATACTGCAGCGATAGCTGATAATGCAGTAACAATGGCTAAGCTGAATAGTGGAGCATTACCTACAGATATAACAGTAGCTAGTGCAAACCTAGTAGATTCAACTATAGCAACAGCAGATATAGCTAATAGTCAAATTACATTAGCTAAGTTAGCTGCTGCCGTAGCAAACTCACTGAATCCTGTAGGTACTGTCATCTGGTACTCAGGGTCAACTGCACCAGCGGGTTATTTAAAAGCTAATGGAGATACTATTGCTAATGGTAGTGGTACTACACAAAGTATTACAGCGGATTTCTCTGCCTTATATGCAATAGTTGGAGCTAATTTACCTGACTTACGTGGTGAATTTATAAGAGGTTATGATGATGGTAAAGGTACAGATAGTGGAAGGCAAATAAGATCTAGTCAAGCGGAGGAAAACAAAGAGCATGATCACTTTCTTTTCACTAACGCGCAACAAGGGGGTGCAGGAACAGGTAGCTCTGAAACAATTTCTGAATGGGCTAACCGAACCCCTTCCGTTGATGCTACTGAATATCATGCACAGGAGTCAGGCTCACCAGAGAGCAACGCAAATTATGAATATACAATATGTGTTCTACCTAATGAATCAAATATAGTTAAATCAGGCAAATCAGGTTCTGAGTCAAGACCAAGAAATATAGCATTACTCGCATGTATTAAATACTAAACAAATGATATGGCTACTACAGCATCAACAACTGATTACACAGGAAATGGAAGTTCAACTTCATATAGTTTTTCATTTCCATATCTAAAAACTGAAGATGTTAAAGTTTCACTTAACGGTAAGACTTTAGCAACAACTAAATACACATTCGCTACAGCCACATCCATCCAATTCAGTTCTATTAGTGGAACTTTAGATACGTTCCAAACTAATACACAAATAGCATCTGGTGCTCCTAAGAGTGGAGTTAAAATCTTAATTTATAGAGATACAGATGTTGCATCTGCTAAAGCAGTCTTTGCCTCTGGTTCTGCATTTAGAGCAACTGATTTAAATAATAACCAAGACCAGAATTTATACTCTGAACAGGAGATAGGTGATACATCTAATCCTAAAAACAAAGCTACTACAAATAACGGTACAGGAGTTCCTGATCAGGGACTAGGTAAAGACGGTGATGTTTATATTGATACGACTAACGATAATATCTATGGTCCTAAAGCTAATGGTGTATGGGGATCAGCTACTACTCTTGTAGGAGCTACCGGAGCTACAGGAGCCACAGGTCCAACTGGATCTACAGGTCCACAAGGTAGCCAAGGTGCAACAGGTAACACTGGAGCACAAGGTCCAACAGGTAATACTGGACCGACAGGACCAACTGGACCTCAAGGTGCCACAGGAGCTACAGGTGCTGACTCAACAGTTGCAGGTCCGACTGGACCACAGGGAGCTACTGGACCACAAGGTGCTACGGGTGCTGCTGGAGCTGACTCAACAGTTGCAGGACCAACGGGTGCAACGGGTCCAACTGGAGCTACAGGTCCGCAAGGAGCTACTGGAGCAGCAGGTGCAGATTCAACAGTTGCAGGTCCGACTGGAGCTACAGGTCCACAGGGAGCTACAGGTTCGCAAGGTCCACAAGGTAATACAGGAGCTACTGGTAATACTGGAGCTACTGGAAATACAGGTCCACAAGGTCCGCAAGGTAATGCAGGTCCGCAAGGTAATGCAGGAGCTGACGGATCAGCTACGGTAAGTATTGGCTCAACGACTACAGGTAATGCTGGTACTAACGCCTCAGTTTCTAACACTGGTACATCAACAGCAGCTACTTTAAATTTTACAATTCCTAGAGGAGCTACTGGAGCAGCGGGAGCTACTGGATCAACTGGTCCAGCAGGTCCACAAGGTGCAACTGGAGCAGCGGGAGCTGACGGTAATGATGGAGCCACAGGACCAGCAGGACCAGCAGGTAGTACTGGAGCAACTGGAGCTGCAGGAGCTGATGGCTCAGACGGTGCAACAGGTTCTCAAGGACCAGCAGGTTCAACAGGTCCAGCAGGTCCACAAGGTGCAACAGGTAACACTGGTGCGGCAGGAGCTGCAGGTGCTACGGGTTCTACGGGTGCTACAGGTCCACAAGGACCAGCAGGTGCAGATGGTTCAGATGCAACAGTAAATGCAACTAACGTCAATACGGCTGGAGCCGTGATGAACTCTGACCTTGATGGTAAGGGTGAATTATTAATAGGAGATGGTTCAGGTGATCCAACTGCTTTAGCTGTAGGAACTAATGATTATGTTTTAACAGCTGACTCTGGTGAAGCTACTGGTGTTAAATGGGCTGCTGCTTCTGGTGGAGGGCTTTCTGGAATCTCAACTGCATACGCAACTGCAGTTGGTTCAACCGCTTTGGATTCAATAACGACTACTGGCGGTGAGAATGTTGCTTTTGGAGTTAAAGCTTTAACAGGTTGTACTGACGGTACTAAAAACACCTCTATAGGTTTTGAGTCTACGGAGGCTCTAACTACTGGCGATTTTAATACTGCAGTGGGTAATTCGGCATTAGGTAGTTGTGGTGCAGACGTACAAGATAATACAGCAGTTGGTTATAGAGCTTTAAGAGATAGTGAAGGTGCTGGAAATACGGCAGTTGGTAGTTGGGCTCTTTCAACAGTTACATCCGGAGCCAGTAACACAGCTGTTGGGTTTAAGGCTTTAACAGTAAGTACTGGAGCTAACAACGTAGCAATAGGACATAATGCAGCAAAGACCGCTACTGCAATGCAAAATACAGTAGCGATTGGATCTGGTGCTTTAGAAACCCATACTGATGCTTGGGTTTATGAAACCGATACTGTTGCTATAGGTTATAAAGCAGCGGCTCTTAATACAACAGGTTATATGAGTGTTTATATTGGTTCTAATGCAGGTGGTTCATCAACTACTGGAGGTGCAAACGTATCAATAGGATATGATGCTGGAAGACTCGCAACAACAGCTGCTCATAATACAAGCATTGGATATTATTCAGGAAGAGGGGTAACTGGTGGTCAACAAACAAGTCTTGGTCATTCTGCTAACTCCGGTACTCAAACTGGAGCTAATAATACTGTAGTTGGATATGCCGCAGCTCCATCTTCTACAAGTGTAAGTAATGAGATAACTTTAGGTAATGCTTCTGTTACCAAGTTCAGAGTCCCAGGTCTTAATTTTAGTATTAAAGATTCAACGGCTACCGATAACTACGTCTTAACAGTAGACGCTAACGGTGACGCTGGATGGGAAGCTGCTGGTGGTACGTCTACTGGTGAAACTTATGTAAAGCTAAAAAATGGTAGTGGTAATGCTAATGATTCTGGATATAACACTTACGCAGGTTATAGATCAGGAAATGGTTTAGCTAGTGGTGCTAATGAAAATACACTTTATGGAGGTGATGCTGGTCAAGCAGTAACAACTGGAGATAATAATACACTTATTGGTGCTATTTGTGGAGAAACTATAACAACGGGTAGTGGTAATACTGGGCTTGGACAAGATTGTTTAAGAGCATTATCAACGGGAAGTAACAATACTGCCGTTGGTAAGGAAGCTTTTAAAGGTGGATCAGGTTGTACGGGAAGTAACAATACAGCCCTTGGTTATCAAGCGTTGTTTGTAAATACTACAGGAACTTCAAATGTAGCCGTTGGATCATTTGCTTTAGATGCTCAGGTAGAAGGGTCAAGTAGCGTAGCTATTGGTTACAATGCAGCAAGTGGTTTTACAAGTTCTCAAGTCACAGCAGTTGGATCAGGTGCTGTTCAAGCTGCAACAACAGCTAATTATACAGTTGGAGTTGGTTATTCAGCTCTTAATTATTTAACAACCGGCGATAAAAATACTGCTGTTGGATTTCAATCACAAGAAAGAACTACTACAGGAGCGTCAAACACAAGTTTTGGATATAAAGCTGGATTCCATATTTCAACAGGATCACAGAATACGGCTATTGGAGATGAAGCAATTGGTGGTGGTGATTGTACTGGATCTAATAACGTTGGTGTTGGACGTTATGCCTTAAAAGAAAACGGGTCTGGAGCCAGCAACACAGCCGTTGGTTATGAGGCTTTAAAAGCTAATACGACTGGATCTTCAAATACAGCCGTTGGTCAAGGGTGTTTAAGTTCTCTTACAACTTCGACTAATACAACTGCTTTAGGAACTAATGCTGGTAATGCAGTTACAACATCAGGCGAAACCGTAATTATAGGAGCGCAATGCGGTACCGGTCTTACTACGGGTAGTTCTAATACTTTGATTGGAGCGTACGCTGGTAAAGCAGTTACGTCTGGTTCTTCCAACGTTTGTGTTGGTCAAGATTCATTTAGATATGGTACGGGTGGTAGTAACACATGTATCGGACGAGCTGCTGGAGATATTAGTAGTTTTACTGGAAGTAATAATCTTATCCTTGGTAATAATTCAGATCCAAGTGCAGCAGATGTATCAAATGAAATAACTTTAGGTAATACATCAATAACCAAGTTCAGAATACCTGGATTAAATAGTTTTGAAATAAATGATAGTGGTCAATTCTCTGGTGTTGCTTCTACTGCTTCTGGAACTGCTGGTGTACGTAAAATAACAGCATCTACTTCTTCACCTTCAGGTGGTTCAGATGGCGACATCTGGATTAAATACACTGCCTAAATTATGACTAACACTGTTCATGTAAATGTTAGCGGAACATGGAAAACCGCTTCTAATTATTACGTCAATGTAGGTGGAACTTGGAAAACAGGTTCAGATATTTATCCCAACGTATCAACCAATTGGAAAGGTTATATCCCGACTGTATTATCTACTAATTTAAAATTACATTTAGATGCGGGAGATAGCAGTTCATATGGAGGTAGTGGTACTACTTGGACTGATTTAACCAGTGAAGATAATGATGGAACAATAAGTGGAGCTACCCATAGCAATTCTGATGGAGGAATATTTGATTTTGATGGTACAGACGATTACATCTCTATCCCTGATGATGCAAGCATAGAACCTACAAACGTTGACTGGACATTTGAAGCTTGGATCAATGTAGATTCAGGTGCGGCTGGAGATTATAATTGTATATTGTCTAAAAATGCTCCAATACAAGTTTATTGGTATGACAATAAAATTATGGCTTGGTTCTCTGCGGCAGACAACACAGGTAGCTATTTCGTCACTGGTATAAATTCAGGAAGTAATAGTCTTACAACAGGTGGTTGGCATCATGTTGTTATAAGTAGAGCTAGTAATGTTTGGAAAATATATATAGATAAAGTAGAGAAATATAGTAACACCCATAATGGGACAGTATATGATGGAACAGCTACTGCATATATAGGTAATTATGGTGGAAGCTCATACTTCTTCAATGGCAAAATTGCTCAAGTTCGTATATATCAAGGTACTGGTTTAACAGCTGCTCAAGTTACCCAAAACTATGACGCAACCAAATCAACCTTTGGACTTTAATTAACTATGGCAAGATTTGAAAATAGACGTTGGGTTATTTTCCCAACAACAGAATTATCTAAAGTAGATTTTTCAAAAATTATTGAAACTGAAAACGTTCTTCGTAAATCAGTAGATAATTCAAAAACATTTATAAAATGGGATGGTGAAACTCCATCCTTTGTATCTAGTATTTCTAGTACAGAAGGTCCATACACACATAGTGAGATACTAACTATTCTTGCTACTGATGCTTGGACTGATTCAAACCCTTTTTAAAATATTATGACAACCATCCAAGAAAAAGCTCAAAACTTAATAGAAGAAAGAAATCAACTTATGGTTCGTTTTAACGAAATCACTGGTGCATTAAAAATTTTAGATGAACTCGCTCAGGCTGAAACTGAGCAAGAAACTGAAAACGAAACAACTACAGAAGAAGAATCTTAATTATGGCTGACCGTACAACAGACGAAATCGCTACTCTATTTGCTCATGGTGAACATAGCGTAACTTTAATAAATGAACTTGCTGCTAAATCATCTCTTACAGATGAAGAAAAAAATACTATAGGTCGTAATGTAAAGCATTTAGAAATTATCAAATCTTATAAACACGAAAATGGTTCTTCTATCTGGACAAGTGAAGATTGGACAACAAAAGACAATGCTATAACTTTAGGAAATTCTAAACTATAACAATACATCTACCTAGAGCAACACTACCCAAACCTGATTCACTTTACTTCAGACCTCCTACAGCTCGGATACCATCATATAAACCAATGGTTATACCTCCGAGTGATCTGGAGGCACCTGAAGATGTTAAAGCAGAGTCAACAGAACAACCAGAACCACCCAGTTTAAAGATTCCAGTTCTAGATATAAAGATGCCAGTACCTGAGACAGCGGTTGTAGTGACTGCTGTTTCTACTGCTGTTGTAGCTGTAGCTACTACATCTATAACTTCATCTTTATTTGAACCAATTAAAAAGAAAGTTCAAAAACAACTACAAACTAAAATTGATAAATGGAAGGAAAAGAGGAAAGCCCGAAACCAAGCCTCCTAACAAAACTCAAAGATGCTGCTGAAGACCAAGAACATCAAATACAGATTCTTGGAACTTTCGTACGTCTAGGAGTAGTGGTTTGGTCGGGCTTTATTTGAATCATAACTATGAATTATGTAGAGTTACCCATGATAAAGAAAGCTGGTAACTCGGATATAACTTTTGTAGCTTCTGTCTTTACTGGAGCCTTAGCAACTTTTGGCTTGACCACTGGTAATAAAAATGGCAACGGTAAAGCAACTGTTAATTGTCCAATGAATAAGAAAAAAGAAGAATGAACAAATGGCTATTACTCTTCTTACTGGCATCACCCACAGCAGCAAGAGCAGAATTAGTAACCCCAAACTTCACCCAGGGTTCGATGAACAGTACAACAACAACAACTCAGGCTATAGAGGAGACGATCACGACAACTACTTACGGGTCAGCTCTGAACAAGTGGAGTGGAGAAAACGTCACCCAAACTTCAGCTTCTTCAGGAGGTATTGTCGACTCAGACTCGATCTACACTTTACACACGGCTGGCGATCCCTTCTCACTAGAAGTGGTATCAAGAGCAGCAAGTCAAATACTTTCATTAGAAGTAGTAGAAAGAGAAATCGACACCTCGTCTACTACGGTCTCCTTATCAGTCTTCTCTCAGTAGCACCCGTACGTGCAGAGGATGAGACGAATAACGTAAGTAATCCAGTAGCTGCTGCGACAGGAAATGTCACAAATAGCGCGGTGCAATTCCAGAACAATGGAGCACCGTCGAGACAGCACTACGGACCTAACATTTCGTGTAACGGATCAACTATGACTTTCTCTCCATTCTACATGGGAAATCATACGACTCCATTTGACGAGGAGATGGTTCAACAAACATATACCGTCGCTGAGAACTGGGGAGGACAGATTAACTTTATGGTTCCTTTGGACCGTAGAGGATTAAAGCGTTGTCTCTCTATTGCTGCAAGGCAAGAAGAAAAGATGCGTCTGGACTACGAATTAGTCAGAGCATTGAAATGTGCAGACTTACAAACTAAAGGCTTTATGCTACGTCCTGGTAGCCGTGTAGCCAGTATGTGTAGCGACGTCATAGCTATATCTGCATATCTCAAAGAAACAAATCCACCAACAAAACCTAAAAAGAAATTCGGACTATTTAAATGAGTACTTTAAGCGACCAAATAGCTAAGAAAGCAGCTGAAGCTAAAGCAAAAAAAACAACTAAGAAAACCACTACTAAATAATGATTGTACTTATCAAGCCCATCCTCATGGCATTTCTCAGCTCATCTGCTGTTAAAGAGTTAGTTATACAACTACTAGAAGCTTACGCAGAATCTACTGATAACACCATTGATGATAAGGCAGTTGAATTAATCAAGAAAAACTTATTCCCAGGGAGCTAGATTTTATGACAGCATCTAACAATATTAGATCTTTAAAAATAAAACCATATAACAATATACGTCCTAAAGGTCCAGCTGCAATTGAAGATGCTTTATTGGATGATGCTGCTGAGATGATTAAAAATGCTTTAGATAATTGGAAAAAGGGTGACAAATATAAACTTAAATTAGATAAACTTAGAGACTCTTATAAAAAGTTAAAGCCAAGTAAAAGATTATATAGACCTGACACAGGTAGGTATGGAAGAAAGTTACCTGAGAAAGGTAAGTATGGCATACCTGATCATAGTCGAAGATTATTAAAAAGACTGTTAAAAATCAAACCTGAAAAAACTGCTGCTTCATTTGCTTTAAAACGTCCCTTACTGATGTCTATTGCAACAATGATGTCTTTAGCAGATCAACGAAAACTTGCATCAGGAACTTTAGATGATGCACCAAAAAACTACGGAGGAAGAAGATGAAGAAAGCCACTGAAGACCAATTTAACGAATTACATAACCTCGTCACAACTGAATTCCTAAAGAGGGTCAAAAGTGGCGAAGCTTCTACTCAAGATTTAAAAGCAGCCTGTGAATGGCTTAAAACTAACGACATTAGCGGTATTGCATTTGAAGGCAACCCACTCTCCAAGCTTGCAGCCGTAATGCCAAAAGTAGATCCAGAACTAGTACAGAGCAGACTCTATGGCAGGAAACACAGCTGAATACTACAGGAGTAATCCTGAAGCTCGTAAGAAAAGAAATAAACAACAACGAGCTTACATGCAAACCCCAAAGGGTAAACGAATCAGAAGAAATGCTGACAGGTTAAACATAAAGCTAGGTACTAAAGGAAACCATGACGGTAAAGATGCTGCTCACTACAAAGGCAGTACTACTAAAGGCAGACTTCAAGATCCTTCTATTAACCGTAAAAGCAGATTAAAAATTCGTAAATGACCCCACTACTACCAACCCCTGATCACTATTTATTCAACCTAATAACCATGACAAGTCCTGATGCTAAACGGCTATGGAGAAGAGCTATTAAAGAGCACTTCAATTGTACATGTGTTTATTGCGGAAACAATTATGAAATTAATGAACTTACA